TCATTTAGTCGCCCCTCCCTTTTCGTTCAGCTGCTCCAAGAAGTCTTTAACCTTCGGGGGCAGGTACACGCCCAGGATGCCTAGATTTTCCACTACGGAAAGACCCTCTCGACCAGCATAAAAGTAAACGGCCAAGATACGAAATACAGATGCATCTCCTCCAACCCAACCGTCAATTAGCACGGCGAGTCCCACAACAAAAAGCACCGTAATCTTACGGATACCACCCCAAAACATTACTTCGCTATTAAGCGTTTTGGTCTTGATTGCCCCCAAAATGCCCGTAATATAATCAGCTGCCATAAGTACGACGAGGAGCTGCAGCGGCTTATCCCAGCCGCCTAGCAATGTAGCGATTAAACCGACAGCAGCAAAGACTCCACCAGTAGCAGCCTCTTTACCCGAAGCACCAGCTGCAGCAGCCAGTACAGTACTACCAAACACCTTGATTTGATTCACCAACACAATCACCCTTTCAATATAAATAGCCCCCGGGATCCCGAGGGCAGAACCATTAATATGGGACAATCTCACGAGCTAACGAGTTGCCTGCTTCGGCCATTTCGTTTATACGCTCCTGGAGCGCTCGCAGCCGTTCCCGTTTATCCTTGTTACTTAACGATTGATCGTTTTGCACGTCCCTCATTTGCTTGCGGACGCTGGACATGTTCTGGCTAATCTTATTCAGACGTTTCCGAAGCGGATCATTGTACCATTCAGGCAGTTGCTTAAGTTCTCGGTCGTTATACGCTTGGTCGACCTTTTCTTTATAGTGGTAAAACTCAGTCGACAAGTCATTACTGAATACGGGGTCGGCCGTCATCAACTGAGACAAGGCATATCCGGCATCCCCTCCGGACGAAAGTAGAGGCTGTCCGAACTGACCGATCCACCCCGTATACTGTTTCGCCAAATAATCTAGATTTTTAGGGCTAGTAAAGCTTGATTCTAGGGGCGTGCCGTGAACCATTTCCCCAATCTTACGAGCTGGCCAGGTTGTATTGGCATCCGCTTGAAGACCTGGAGAGAGTTTTTGCAGATGGCCAGGGACTATCGGGGCGCCTGACCAGGACTCATTTGCCAATACATCAACCCCGGGGCCGAGAATTGTATCACCGAATACGCCAGCCAAAGGGCCTTTATCGCTAGTTAATCCAGACACCCCAGGCGGGATTAAAGTAGTCCGAATCCGATCCGCGAAATCACGGAAGGCTGCCGGATCCTGCTCGGCGAACATCCGTAACAGCCGCTCCGGAATATCGCTGAATATCGTACCTTGCTCTTGCGGCTTGGAAATCTTGATAAACTTGCCGTCCCCCCGGGGGATTAGCATAAATGCGTCCTTCGTTCGGTTACTCAGCTTTTGATAGTTGGGGTCATCACGGTTAATTGCGTATAAAGCTAGCGTAGGAATCGTGATGGCCAAAATCGATTTTACTAGAGCTTTAGCGGGATCATCCCGGTAAGTTCGGACTGTTTTATCGATACCCTGTATCGCCGCATTGAAATAAGGGAATATCTTGTCTGCCTCACCAGACAGAGCGCCCCGTCGCTTGAAGTTTACGGTTAAATCCTGGGCTGCCATAAGAGCTGCCTGAAGATCTCCGCCTAGAGCTCGTACTCGTTTAAATTCTGACAATCGAGGAGCTGCTTCAACAGCATTTAGCAAGTTCTCATACCCATCACGCAGCCCCCGGTGCAGCCTGGTTCCTCCGGAGGCAGGGAGTACTGCATTTTTACTCTGCTGTAAGAGATTTCGATCTGCGGCAATGGCCGAAGCGTGACCTCCGCCAATATTTAAGAAGTCCTTATAAGCCCCCCGCTTCATACCGATGTCGATTGCAGCGCTGGCCAACTCGGCCATGAATATAAACGGGTTATCTCTCGTTTTGCTGGCTATATAAGCCTGCGGGATGTCTCGAAACAAGTTACGCGTCAAGGAGAAAACCGGGTTACTTCCCGTCGTCAAAAGCTTCATGGTGTTGGTCAACTTACCTATGCCTTGAAGTATTTTACCTGTTTGCTCAGGCCCTAGAGCTGTGAGCGCGCTCAGCAGTTGTTTGTCCTTAATCTGAACATGAACAGGGTTGCCATCCACGAGCGCGCGGACAATGTTATCTTTGTCCAGCTGCGTCCGTTGCATCGCCGCGTCAAAATCAGCAGAGAAGCGAAACAGCAATTCTTCAAGACCACCTTCATCCAGAACGATTTTCGCAATGTCCTCCGCCCTCTCCGGCTGCTTAACAATCTCTGCCCATGGTTCAAATTCATCCGGAGCACGCTCAATGTTTTTTACGTACTGCTGCATGACCTTATTCCGCTTCGCCGATTTCACGAAAGCATCCACGTTCTCGATCATGGCCTCGATCGGGCTTATGATCAGTCGCTGAGACCCACCCTTTTGATAAGCTTTAACAGGATTGGATTGATTCCCATATCCGCGCTTCTTTCCTCCGAACCCCTTTCCCGTCTTCTCCAACTCGCTAAAATAGCGTTTATTCGGTACATAGAAAGGGTTTTTCTCAATCCAAGCATCCAGCATATCCTGTGGGATCATCCCGGTATCAACAAGCCATTTCTGAGCCACTTGGCCTTGAAACTCATACAACCCTTCGGACATTTCCTTGAACTCCGGGAACATCCGTTCATACTCCGAAACCTTCTGCGCCCCGTAATCCGGCGTCCATTTAAGTTCATCCCTGAATACCTTCTCGCCTCGCTCAAAACGAGTGATGGCGTGCTTGTTTAGCAAGTAGTCCTCAAAATCTACATAGATATGTTTGTTCCGTTTCATCAAAGGTTTTAGCGGAGCAAGAATACTCTTCAGCGATTTACCCACCACTTGCCCCTTAGCATCTACAAGACCCTCTGTAATGATCCGTTTAGCCACCACATCGGCGCCGCGTGAAGCAAGACCAGTGTCATGTATACGCTGGTTAGAGGGAAGCTTTTCCCCCATCACGTTTTCAAGTATTTTATCCTGTTGGTTAAGCGGATGAAGGTCATCAATTAGCGCCGTATAGAGTTTGTCCGCGTTTGCAGTCAAGCCCTTAAACTCTCGTTTCTGCCGACTAACCAGCTGCGAACGGGTATCCGTCCGGAGCGAGTCATATGGGTTCGTCTTAGAAAAAGGCGAGATTCCTACCCCTGAATGTTCCTCAAACTGGCTTGGGTTTAATATGGGCTCTGCATTAGGATCAACCTCCGGAAATTTCGGAGATTCAACTTGCGGTTCAATTTTGACGGGATTCGGCCTTGGTTCACTCGCAAGAATATAGTCAATGTCCTCAGGAGTTAGACTCTCCCCACGCGCTAACCTGTCGTTTATTTCCTGACGACGTGGATCCATCTTCGCCGTCCCCGGTTGTTCAGGCTGATAAGGCGCAGTTGTCGGCCTTCTCTCACTGTTAGGCTCAATCCGTGTGTCCCTTAATTCCTTTGAAATAATTGGCTGATCGGTGACGTGGAGAGCTGGGTCAATTTCCCGCAAGCTGTTTTGTAATGTCTCACGAGCACTTACAAGCCCCGCAAGCTGCTCATCGAATCCATTTTCCGCTTTCCATGATGGCACGGCACCGACCTCATCCATAAAGCCATTGTCCACTCGCTCTCGCGCTAGTTGGTACAAATCTTTATTTGAAGGAACCCTTCCATTCGACCTATAAAATTCCTGATACCAAAGCGGGTTTTCCGAGATTCGACCTGCTCGACCGACAACATCCCCCGTTACGTCCCTCTGCAGGCTACCTTGCTGCACTCCTCGACGACTATCGCGGGACTCCTTCAGATACTTATACTCATCGATTACGCGCTGCTCATACTTCATATTCAGATCATTAATTGCGTTATCGATCTCACCTAACCCAAGCCTGCCTTCGCTAGCGTTCGCCGCTGCCGCCCTGGTCGCAGGGGTAGCCTCCGGAAGATCAAAGGTGTAAGGATTAATTACCGGCTCTGTGCCTGCCGGAAGCGTAGACCGTTCAGCAGCGGCCGCCAAACGAGAATCCCGCCTTCCTTCCGGAAGAGCAAGGATCTCGGCAATTTCGCTGTCAGGTATTCCGTTCTTCTTGAACAGTTTGGATAGACCCATTCCTGCTGCTCTAAAGCCCATACCTAGCGCCCCGCCAATTCCACCGCCAAGCGCCGCCTCTGCGAGTATCCCTGCGTCATCCTTGCCCGTCATGGCGCCAAAGGCCGCGCCTTGCATTGCCCCGGCCACCCCTTCTCGCAAACCTTCCCTTGTCAGCGCTTGGGCTGTCTGAGGCTTGATCAGCTTACTAAGTTGGTTTGCCGCAGCTTGTTCGGCCTTCATTCCTAATGGGGACAACAACACCTTATCCGTAGCCGCATAGGTACCCGCGATTGGCCCCATGTTAACCGGAGCACCTGTCGGGGTAAACACACTTGCCACTGAGCCAGCGATATCAGCCGTAATGTCCGCCGCTCTGCTTCCAGTTTGCGGCTGGATCGTAGCGGGATTTCCACCAGACATGACAGAGTCCGCCTGGTGGCCAATCCGAGAAGCAAAGTTCCCCACGGGATTGCCCCGAGTTATCCAGTTCATCGCACTAGCAAAGTATTTAGCTGGGTTATAAGGGCTTAGAGTGTCGTAATACTCCTTGTTCTTTTCGTACTCAGTTAAAGGCTTCGCTCCCGACTGAGCCTTAGCAGCCTGTTGGTTTTTCATCGCAGCATCATACATAGCTGCATTAACTAGATTCATTGGCGTAAAAGCTCCGTACTTCGACTGAAGCTCAGCCATCGGCGTACCGCTTGTCGGTTTTGTATCGATCGGGCGATTGCGAATGGCATCGAAAGTGCTAGTCTCCCTCTCAATTGAAGTAGATGCTTCAGGCATGGATAAGCGTTGTAAGACCCGCTCCTTAGCTCCTTGCCCTCGCTTAATTCTATCTCTAACGTCGTCGAAACTGGACATCCCCTCACCCCTTTAATACCATTTGTTTTTATCCCAAAACGCCAATGCTTTCTCCGGCGTACCGTATCGATCCTCGATATACTTTAAGCCGGCAACCGCCTGTTGATAGGGATCGTCCCAGTTGACCTTATTCCCGCCATAGTTTTTACGCGTGGCGTCTAGGAACTGGAAAAGCCCTGCAGCCGTAGACTTGGGGTTCTTCGCTTTGTGGTTAAAGGAAGATTCCCGAGCTACGAGCTCCAGGGTCGGCGTGATCCATTCTGCTGGCAAATCAAGATCCTTGATAGCCTTACCGACTGCCGTACTCGCTACCTTAAAGGCTGCCGGATTAGCTTTAGCATCTTTGGCCGCTTTGTAGTAATTTTTATATGCCCCGGTCTTCCCGGGGCTAGTCAGTTTCCCGAGTATTTCTTCGTGTAGTTCTGAACCTCAGTTTTGGTCATGCCGAGTGAAGAAAGTATCTGCTGCGTCTCCGCATCCGACAACCCCGCGTCAACCACGTTCAGAAACATTTGCTCTCTTTTAGTAGGGTCTTGAGTGATTCGATTACCTACTTTCTCTTGAATACCTTCGTTATCTTGGTAAACCGGCTCGGTGTATAGGCTTTGCATGCTTTGCAGCACCTGATTAGCTGTTAAGCCTCCTCTCGAAGACGTGGTCGGATTCATCATATCCCAATCCAGTGCCGCCCATTGACGGGCGTTGTCATCCGCTGCAAGAGCAAGCCGCGCCTGGTCAATGCTTAAGCCGCCCAGTTGTACCTGCCTGCTAAGAGCATGCTGCAAGCCGAACTGATTAACGTCCTGATCAAACTGCATTTTCCACTGCTCGTCCCTGATCTGATCGCGGATTTTCTGATATGCAAATTGATCCTGTGCGAACTGCTGATCGAACTGCTGGCCTTGTCGCTGCATGTCGATCTGCTGTCCGGCTAATGTCCTAACACCCGGGTTAGCCCTTGCAGCATCTGCATAGCTCACGTTAGCACCGTATAGGCTTGAATCAATACCCATGCGGTCTAGCTGATTACGTAACGTCTCTGCCTGCCTAGCAAACTCTGCCCGATCTTGCGCGTTGCTTGATGCACCCCATTGCTGCTTAAGATTCAGAATCTGATCTATAGCCTGTCTGGCTTCAGTTGGGAGGTAGTTCCCTGTTATCTGCGCCTCTGCCAGCGGCTTCTGGAAATACTCGTTATCCTGCAAGCCGTAAAGGTTCGTCAGATTGCCTAAAGCGTCTTGACCTACTCCGTAATTCATTTGCTGGACTTGTAGGCTTCGATTAGCATCGTCATTGTATCGTTGGTAAGCCTGCTGCATTAGTGCCGGTACCAAGTTATTCGCGATACTCTCCATGGCGTTCGTACCGATCTGATTTGCCACCGATTCACTCCATGACGACATACCCTGTCCGCTGGCACGAAGCATCGCGTTTGTGTCTCTCTGTTGACTCTCGACATTCCGTTTTGCCTCGGCCAGCTGCGACTGGTAAGCCGGATCGCTGTTTTGGTCATAGGTAAAGGGGTCAGGTGCCGTAAACTGAAACTCAGCTTGCCTATTAATAAAATCATTCATCCTATTGAGCGTATCCTGTGTTGGGCTCGAAGGCGGCGTATAGGTGGCCTGTGGTGAGCTGGTGACATTCGAAGCAGCTTGCACCATAGGGGCTTGATACCCCAGGTTTACATTCAAGTATTTCTGCTGAGCCGATGTATCCAGCCCTTGCGCCTTCCTACTTTCAATCACCGCCAAGGTACGGTCAATTTCGCTTTGTTTGTACGCTGGGCTGTTAGCAACATTCTGCTGATTCTGAATAATACCTTGCTTCCCTGCCTTGTCTGCGGTTCCGTAGTTAATACCGCCGTATCCTAAGTTAGCCATGTGACACCTCCTCTTGGGCATAAAAAAGAGCCCTCGATGTGAGGACTCATTACCAGCTCATTTTATTTTCAGATTTTTACCATCATTGCTCCATCCACTTACTTCTCCATCTCTGAAGTATACATTAGATGAACCATAACTCCATATTTCAAAAGAACTTCCGCCTATGATGCTATCAGGAGTACCCATTATTTTCTCGACAGTCTCAAAACTATCTCCTTTACCGAAAAGTTGATCGCTGCCTGCAGGGTTCGCAGCGTTCTGATTAATTTTGTTTCTATTCCTTATAGCATCAAAATTAATATAATCATTTTCAAGAGAAATCGAATCTTTCATCAAATCGATTTCCTCTCTGATTGATAAGAGAACGTCATTCTTAATCATTTCGTTTTGTGTAGCAATTTGATCCGTTATTTCTTTTTTATACTCTTCCATTTTAATAGCGGCTGAATCATAACCATCCATATTACTCCAGCCATTTGGGTACAACACTTGCGTTTGTCCAGTAATACGATTTATTTTCACAGGAAATTTCTGATTCAATTTATCATATTTGTACAAACCAGGATAAACAAATAGCCCAAAAGCTACAATGCAAGCAAGTAAAATTAGTGTGTTTGGTATCCTGCTAAGATACTTCAAGCCAAACGCCCCTTTACTTATTCTCCAACTCCGCCTTGTACTTCTCGAAGTTATTTAAATGACCTTTCAGTTTACCTACCTGCTCTTTGGAAGTTTCTACAATTATTTGATTAGATTCTTTGTCTTTTTCGTATTGAGGGTCATTCAACATCTCCCCGTAAACCTTAATTCTTTGTTCTTCCCTCTTGATAGCTTCTTTTGTCGATTCAATAGCTCCGTCCAATTGTTCTATTGTATAGGTTCTTTTCACCTCGGACTTCACCTCATACTCCGGCGAAACTTGTTCAGGTTTTACCAGAATAACATCCTTACCTTCGAGTTCAACTGTAAAGCCTGCGGCTTCTCCGATTGAACGAACTGGTGCGTAGGTTTTACCGTCAACAATTATTCCAGCCCCAACTGTTTCACCATTTTTAATTGAAACCTCATTAACAGCTTGCACCTTTTGTCCTACTAAATTTATAACACCGTCCGCAAAAGCTGTGGCTGATAAGGTGAACAAAGCGCCAGCAAGGAATGCAGCAAAATACTTTTTCATCACTATATCCCCTCGTTCTCCATTTTTCACCAATATACCACAGCTAGGGAGTAATGTTAACCTCCTAAGGCTTCTAGCCTATCAAATATTTCTACTAAATCTTCTTTAAGTGTTCGCCCCCATTCATCGCTGTATAATTTATCCCAGCTTTCAACCCAGACTCTTCCTGTTGGAACTAAGTATATATTGCCGCCTGAGGTATTAATATTTAAGCTCCCGATACTTGATATTTCTGGGCCTCCAGACATAAGATTTAATTGAAGTCGCCTAGAACCATTTATATAAAAATCCAAGGACGGAACTCCGGCATAGTTAGGATCAATTGCTATATAGTTACTTACATTGGTACGTGCCGCAAAAACATTACCTGTCGCACTCATTTCACATCGTGGGTAACCATCCCGCCTAGTAGCAATATAAGACCCAAATATCTCTACCGCTTGCATAAGTCCAGCTGTTATGATTCCTAGATTTGCGCTAATCGCAGACAACTTATTCACTGTAATCTTCTCCGCAGTTACAGCGCCTGCCTGAATTTTGTTCGTCGTAACTGAATTTGCGTGAAGCTTGTCTGTCGTAATAGCCTCTGCTTTAATATTCTTCGCTTCGATCCCTTCCGCACGGATGTTGTCAAAGGCCACGTTCCCGTTAAGGATAAATTCCAGATCTTTCGCCATCTTAGCTACGGTATTAGCGAGTTGCTTCACGTAGTCTAAAATTACCGCAACATCTTCTGTCTGTGGCGGCCCCGACATCCGTGGGGAGTCGTTCCATAGAGACATTACATCTACCTCCTAGTAAAGCGGCAGCTGTCTTGTTTGCCGCGTAAATTCATGTATTCGTACTCGTCCGCTTCCGCTGAACTTCACCCGTATCCAATTCTCACGGGCGAAGCTGGCCACGGGAATAATGACTCTTCGAACCTGAGTTCCCCCGCCAGTTAGAGACTGAACCAGCTTCCAATCCTCGCCAGTGATCGACGGTGACAGGTGAATCTGCATTGTGCCTGTCAGCTCAACGACGACCCATAGCTTATACCAGCGCATCTTCTGAGCGGCAGAACCGCCATTAAACGGTTTGGATTCAGCTGACCAAGGAATAGCATTCCCGGCATCTGTTGTGCCCTCCAGCCGAAACACGCGCCCCTTGGCGTCGCCGATATAAAACTTGTCGCCTATAGTTACGAAACAGGTAGCCTGAATGCCGCTCCACTTGCTCCACGCTTGTACCCCAGGACGCGGATCGTAAACAAGCATCTTGTCAGAAGGGATATTGAAGTAGAGTTTCCTGCCGTCTGAGCCGGCTGCTGATTGATTGTTGATTCCATCTAGGAATTTACCAACGATATCGGAAAAACTTTTCTCCGGTGGCATACCGCCGCCGTATTCGTATATTCCACTGGAGTGCATGAAGCGCATAAAGCCTTCCTGCGTGATGGCCGCCTTATGGTTAGCCAGACCTGTATCCTCGGTTATTTGCTTCGTGTTGAAGTCTGATGGCAGTGATCCGTATAACTCATGCAGGCTCCCGGGCATTCCTATCGTCAACTTGGATAGGCTGCCCGATAGCATATTTATGTCCTCACCACGTTGAGACTCTATTTTTTTACGATAGCTATCGTCCAGGTTTCCGGTAAACTTATCCCAGGATGTGGGGTTATCCAATGTACAAGCCCACAGTTCTTTCCCCACCGCGCACCATAGCCTATTCTGGTACGTGGTCATATACTTTCCATTCTGTGGCGCACCACTCAAATTTGAAACGGAAGAACCGTCATACCGCTTTACCGGATCCACCCCGTTACAAGCTATCAGGTTGACGTCTGATAGGTTTCCCTGGAAGTTTGTAAATGACCAGTCTGCCGACGTGCTGAGCCCACTTGCCAAAGTACTCCATGACGATCCGTTCCATCTGCGCCAAGTCCCATCGTTAAAGACGGCATGCAGCTCACGATCTTTCCATACCCCCATCCCGAGTACCTTAGATCCGTAAGTCCCGAGAACAGAATAACCCGGCCTCGTCGAGATAGCCGGGTAATCGTCTGTGGTCATATTATTCATGTCGGTGAAAAAACTGTCCCCGATCGTCAATGGGTCGAACGTGTTCAGCCCCTTAAACTCTCTAATCGGAATGGGCTGCATCAGCCCTGGTAAAGGTTGATAGTTAACCGCCCCATACTGTATTGGCTTCATTAGCTACCACCGCCCTGGTAGTTCTGCGCTGCCACATTCCAGGCGGCCTTATACTCGTTCTCATAGTTTGCCGCCTTTACACCGTCATCCTGCGTCTTGGCCAAATAAGCCGCAAGGGCAGGAATATAAGTCCAGTGATATTCTTCCGGTGCGTCAGGTGACAGCAGAAGGCTAGAAGAAGTGAATGTAGTTGTCGCTATTCTCCTATAACGCAGAACGCCCTGCAGATCGGAGTAAGGAGCCGGGTAGACCGATAAGTTGCGGGTTGAATCTTCAAAGCTATAGGCATTCTGTGCAGGCGTTACACCATCACGATCTAAGCTTTGGTAACGGAACATACCGATCATGAGAAGATCAATGTTCTTAGCTCGCACATCTGCGGGTAGAATGTAATCCTGCTTTGCAGCCACGCATGAAAACTTTGCAATCTTCGGAATCTTAACCACGTTGAAAAAATCCTGATTGATCGCATTTAGAGAGATAAGCTTATCAGCAGCCGACACTTCATTTGGTACGAGCAGATCCGCTTCGCCGATGATCTCACCGATGTTCACATTTCAACAACTCCTTTCACGGAGAATAATAAGCGCACCCTGTCAAGAATGTACTTATTTGCATAGTTTCGTCCTAGTCCGCACTCATTAATTTAAGATTTCTACCTACCTCTTTTTGCGGTACGTGGCTACTTACTACTTTCTCGGCTATGTCATACTCACTCTCGTCAACATTAACCACAGTAAGGCTCGCCATTCCATCAGTAAGTTTGTCAAAGATAACTCTACGGGGTCTGATGCCGACTTGCACAAACTCATCCATTAACTGATTAGGATTTACATTTAATAACCTGAACTCCACCCTTTTACCCCCTCGCTTTATGGACATGTAACCCAAAGCTGCCGTCGGCCACATTTAAACTGGATGTAGAAGTTTGAGCAGCATAAATGCTTATAAAGTCGCCTGCATTAAGCAGGACGTTCCCTGTTACTGATACTACGGTGTTATATTCGCTAGAGGCTCCGACTTGCACGGCGGCAATTTGTTGATGCGTGGCATCATTGATTCTGATAGCTATTTTTCGTAAACCGACAGCGCTTGGCTCAAAAGTAATTGTTGCAGTTATTACGTAAACTCCCGCCTCTTCTACAGTGAGATCCCCGTTTGATAGTACGTATATTGGGTCTGTGACGATTGGTGCCGTGTTAAAGTTAATTTTCGTTTCTGTGCCATCCCCCGGTACGACTGTAAAAACGCTGGTGGCTACTCTGATGTACTTTTTCTTCGCATAATCCGCCAACTGCGCAGTAACATCAGTGATCGCATCGGCATTCCCTTTCACCGTTTCCGTTGTTCTGCCGGCTCCGGCCAGATCTTCTACGTCCTCGACAACAGCAGCAAGAGCCACTTTATCGGCAGCGCCCATCAGGCCGCTGACCGTCTCTGTTGCCTCCGGGATCGGATCTGCTCCGTCCCCTACATGTTCCGCTCCGTGCAGACCGGGGGTAGCCGTACCGGTGCTAGTGATTCTAATTTCTTTATTCACTGGATCCGGAGTAACCGTAATGCCGACCCCTGCGGTAAAGGTCACCTGATCCTCCTTCTGGCCTGCTGGGATGTTATTAATGCGCGAAAATGCATTCTGGTTTGGTTCTGCGCCGTTAGATATTCCATCAAGCTTCGCTTGATCTTGTCCGGAAATGAATCCAGCTACTCCGTTAGGTACAGCCAAAGCATGCGCATCTCCGCCAGTACCGATGTGGGCGTTTAATTTTGCGTCTGAATACTGCTTTGCGTTCTGCTCGGCTTTGTCAGCCTTCTCTTGGGCCCCGCCGGGGGTCTCCCATTGTGAAGGTGTTTGATCCGCTATATCCGAGCTCGTATCTCGCCATGGATAACGACTCATTTTACCACCTCTCATTCACGCTGTATTTTTCATATCCGTTATTTGCCGTTCGGTAATCATTTAGCAGCAACTGATACATATCATCGTAGCCGCTTGTAATCTCTCTCAACACACCGTAAACCAACAGCATGCCATAGTCTGGATCAAAGCCTGTCATGCCGTCCATGTCAGTAACGGACAGCGGCGGCAACACCGGAATGTGAAATATCTTAAGCCCTACTGCGACGTCTTCAGTCGGTGTAGGTACAAGGCCAATCATGCTCCCCTGAACGTAATAATAGGGCTTGATCGAATCATTGTGAAATTGCCTGTACGGCAGGCGCCGCCAGTTCCCATGCCAGATAATATCAACGTCCGTGATATTGCCGACTGGACATGGAAGGATGTAGAGAGCCTGCCCATCCTTCAAGTCGATTCCCGTACAAACTGTATCAGTCTGTTGCTGGCCGGATCCGGACTGCCTAAGTAGCCGATCCCTTACCTGAGTTATCTTTCTTACTATCGACTGTGGCGACAGGTAATTCGGCGCCTTTTCCTGTATTTCTTCGACCACGTCCTTTAACAGCATTTTGCCCCTCCTCCCCTGTTTTTGCTATAAGCTTTTCAAGTAGATCATTTGTCCGGCATTGTTCTCGGTATATTGCATTCAATGCGTCAAGTTCATCACGGTACATCACTCCACCTTCCTTCTTTTAAAAATTCAAATCTTGAATGCTTAAAACAAGGAAAGGGAGCCGCAGCCCCCTACCCCCTATTGAACGTTATGGCCATAAATGAACGAATAGTTGGTGAAGCCATAGCCCCAGCGTCCGATTGCCTTATGCTTGGTTGCTTCCGTATCGAAATCAGTCATTGTTCCGTTCTCTACCTTCCGTCTCCACTGCCAAATGTTTAATTGATCCTTACGGGCGGAGTCGACAGCAAACCAGTTTTTGCGACTCTTTGGGCTGATGAACGGATTAACGATAACCTTGATATTTCCCATGTACATGTTCGCATCAAAGTTTCCGCTACCAGGCTCATACTTCGGAAGTTCGGAGTCAGGCAATCCGGCAATCTTAAACGCTGCGCGAGCATTGTACGGAGCCACGATTAACGTATCCGGAATGACGGCCATTGTATTACCCTTGTCGTCAACCCACTCCTGCATGGCCACTGCCGTCTCATCCCAGGAATCAATGGTCAGCGGCTTGTCTCCCAGGTTAGACTGAACGTCTGTGCTGTTCGTAGGACTGTATGGATGATCAGCCGCACAAAGCGGCTTGCCATCAGGCCCCGCGTATTTCTCGACCCGGCCGCGCCAGTTCGGGCCCGTATCAGAAAAGGCATTCACCAAAAACTCAACGGCTTGCAGCTGCTGCGTCTTATAGACAGAGTCGGCCAAGGAAGCAATACGCCGTTTAATCTCGGTCAATTTCAGGTCGTCGATAAAATCGCGCTCGATGATTCGGCCATCAGAGAACTTACGGTTCTTGATGACTTTCTGCCAGAGCTCGTCAACATCCTCGTAATAGACTTGGTTGTTCGAACGGCTCCATTCTTCCATCAAGCCCTCGCCGCCGACCCCATCATAGGATTCCATTGATTTACCGGATGTTGTCACGTTATAAAGCAGCGGAATAAAATCCTTTTTATCTTTCATCGCAAGCGAGTACAGTTCCTTAAATACCGGCTCCAGTACTCGTGGATCCCAACGAAGTGCTGTTTGCATAGTTTAGTTCCTCCTTATGGATGAATTAAGAAAACTGCCGGTTCTTGACTTTGACCCGCACCGTTTTCTTGTTCTCGTTAATTTCAAAAACTGATAGTTGCCCGCCCGTCACTGTTTCAGCATCGACAGAAAGTCCGTCGGCAGCGATAGCAACCTCAGAAGCTCCGGGTAAAAATCCTGCATCAGGCGTTCCTGTATACGCCGCGTCATACCAGTCACCTTCACGAGCCAGGATATACTCCGCCGGCTTATCTGTTCCTGCTTCAATATTTGCAGTCAGAAAGCCCGCGATTGGATCCGTGGCACCCGCTTTGGTGATTCGTCCGTTTTCGATCTTAATGGCTTCCCCGGCAAAGCCTGCCTCCGCATCTTTCATGAGGTTTGATGTAATTCGAGTAGGGTCTTTGCCGTAATCGTTAAACACATATTTAAATCCTTGTGCCATGTTATGTTACCTCCTATTTTTCAAAGTTCTTTGCGTATTTGTTAGCGTTCTTCGGGTCCAGCCCAAACATAGCGAAGGCGCTTGTAAGTTCTTCCGGTGCCGAAGGTTCCAGTTCCGCACCGCCAGACTTCTCCACGTACGCCCGCTTGTTGAGTCGCTGTTGTTTAAGGGTCGACTGCTCAGCGCGCTTCCGCTCATCTGCAAGCAACGTATCGCGATGAACCAGCTCGTAGGCATCGACCGGATCATACCCCCGATCAATACGTGCTTGCATTTCAGATGTCATCCACGGCGCCGCTCCCGTCTCCGAATCAACCTGTTCGGCCAGTTGTGGGTATTTGCGAAATAGATCCTCCCATCTCTGTACAATTTGCTGCTTCTCCTGTTCTTGTGTACGCAGCTGCTGCTCCTGCTCACTCCGCTGAACAACCTCCTGGGCTTGTTTCAATAGCGGATGGCTATCTAAGTACTGATCCATTACCGTTGGATCGATGCCTGCATTCTCGGCTTCGTCCCGGAGCTGCTGGCGAAGCTGGGCAAATTGATCTTGCTGCTGTTGAACCCGCTGCTGTTCGATTGTGTCCAAGTTAGCGATTAAGTCGGAGTAATCTTTATACCCCTGTTGCTTGGCTATCCGGTCAAGGGCGGCCTCATATTGTTGAGCTTGCCCTTTTACCTTCTTGTAGTTGAGTCCCATCTGTAAGTACTCAGGGACTTGTTCATCCTCGACCGTTACCTCCTGGCCGTTGTGTTTGACCGTAATCCCTTTCGGCTCCTGCTCCTGTTCGGCTTCGCTGTCTATGGCTGGATCAGCTTCATCCTCAATGGACTCAGTTTCGCCTGGATCTTCGTCCTCGGGATATGGGAGATTAAAAGCCTCGTAATGTCTCCTGATTTCTTCCTTCTCGCTGCTATGGCTGGCAGCATCCTGCGTATTCTCCACGCTATGGCTGGCGGCTTGAATCACATCGTTTTCCATTGGTATCCTCCTAATCCGCTATGGCTGGCGGCAGTAATATAAAAAGGCTCACGCAGTCTCAGCGCAAGCCCGGTTTACTTGAAGCAGTCCACAATTGCTTTGAATAGGTAATCCTTTGTCCGTTGCTCTTTCGGGAGTTGATCATACGGAATCATGCAAGGGTGCTCCTTCTTCTCAGGATCCTTAACGGGGCCGTAAACCCAACCCGAAGCAATCTTCTCTCTCATCCAATTTTCGTGAGATTGCTCGGGAGTCGTGTCGTTGTTCAGGTGAAATTCTACACCATTCACCGCACTATCTTTCTGCCATTCAAGGGCATCTTCCCAGTTGGGCTGCGAAGCATCACCGATACTGCTGCAGTAAGCTCGATTCACCTCATGGCATATTCTTGCAATTTGTTCATTTTTCAAAACATTGGCCCTCCCCTATTCGATTTCATAATCTCATTAGCCGTCTTGGCAGCATCGAGCTCTAGTCGCTGTTGTTTAAGAGACTGTTCAAATTGCTGACTCTGCTGCTCCTGCTGAACTCGCTGATCCGTGAGCTGTTGTATAGCCATCTGCATTTGTTGGTTCTCCTGCTGCAGTTGCTGGGCTTGCTGCTGAGCCTGCGCGAACTGTTGTTGCTGCCCTGACTCCTCTTCAATCCGCTGTTTGATAACGTCCATCGGTTCCATACGTCCTGTCTGAATAACGTAGCGTACAGCCTCAGCATCGATCATAGGCAGCCCCGTAATTGGATCCTGGACATTGAGCAAATTGAAAGCCAGTTGCAGCCAGTATTCGCGATCCTGGGGCTTGTCTACGCCGATATGGACATTAAGATCAAACTCCGGCACAAACTCCTCTTGCACCGGCTGTGGCTCGCCTGGAATCAGTTCCCCTGCCTCGTCCGTTAACGCTGATCCATCAAATTCCGCATCGACTCGGGATATGATAGCATCGCGGCTAATGCTGACATTCTGGCGACCAGTTACCCGTGCTATCCGCTGAGTCGTGTAAAACTGTGCAATCAACTCAACATATTGGGTAAATACCTCGATTAGTGCTTCGCTGATCAAGTCAGAAACGGTATTAAGACGCGTCCCCGAAGCTGCAATGAGCGTCTTTGCCTGCTCTCCGCTTGTTACCTTGCTGTTGGCTTGGCCATTCGCGGAATCGAACACGCCTGGTATCTTCTGGAGCATTTCGTCATAATACGCCAAACTGTTAAATACGGTATTCGGCACGTTCACACCTTGAAGCTCCTTGACGTGATTCATACGTCCAGCGGCAATCGGAAGCATTGCGCCAGGCAGGCCCCGCTGCTCTTGCCAAGTCCTCGGCTTCGTGATCGCCCCTTCCTCGTACATGATCCCGGATCCGCCTTGCTTGGCCATCGTCTCGATCGCGATCTCAGCATATTTGTTCTTGAAGATCTGCGGCTTAATCATGTCACGCATGAATCCCTTACCCCAGGGGTTACCCTCTTCTGGATACAACGTTCGAGCAGTGAATGGGTATTGCCCGTGGTCGTATACGTACGCCTTATGCTCCAGGAACACGCCGGAAGTCGATACGTAAATACAGTGGACGCCCTCCATGCTTCCAGCAGCCTTGGCCAAAAGCTCTGACGGGTCAATCCCCTGCATTAGCTTCTCGTCGGCCTGCTCTGTGAAAAGTTCTTTATCCTCTTTGCTGACCAATTTCGGCAGCCCTCGATACCAGTACTCGATTAAGCCGGAAGTCTTCTCGCTAACCGTTGTGTTAAACGAAGATTCCCCGCCTCGGCTATCGTATACGTCCGTGCTGAATATCTCGACTTCGGACGACACGTTATCAGGCATAACCTTCTTACCTTGTTCTGGCCAGCGCTTCCTGTAGTACTCGAGCGGTTTCCGGGCATGGATGATAATGGCCGACATGTCCTGCAGATAGATAAAATCGTTAATTCGCGGATCGGGGAAGAAGGTACCCAGATCGACCGGCAGAATGTCGTTTCGTCCCTGATATCGGTTCAAACCCCGGCCGCCTTCGACCGTTGGGTCATAGATCGTCTTATAGATCAGCGGCCCATGAATCACGCAGCGCCGGACAGCTCTTGTATGCTTGTGCCGGAATTTAATCTGCCGCAGCTCGTACGGCATGAAGTCGTTCAGGTCACGTGCCTTTTGCTCGTCTCCAGGCTCCATAGCGCTGTAATCTGGAGTCGGCATCCAGCCGGTCAGCTTGCCGACGATAGATTCCACTTGGCTAAATACAACGTTCTCCACGGCATCTGGCCGGAACTTTGAAACGGCGTCCGCTCGAAGGCCGCGCCAGTGATCACCCATGTAAAAGCGTTGCTCCTGCTGCCAGATCGCTTCCATCGGCTGCCTTGCTGCTTTGAACACTTGATAGTCCTGATATACCGTATCCCATATTCGCTGTTGCTCCGGCTTGTTCGGGTTGGTGCTATCATGCCGATCAGTGGAACTATCGGTAAAGATACCTTTGATCTTCTCCATTACACTCATATTCCATCACCGCCTAAATCCGGGAAGAATGCCCTTTTTCATGTCTTGCAATTTCTCATCGTCCACGTCTGGTATATTCGGGTCATCGTACCAGCTCAAAGGCTTACGGCTGGGGATCTCAGGAGGCGGGTCTTCCCTTGCCTTGGTCATTGATACGTACTCCGTGTAATTGCGAGCCATCAATTTATCGGTCAGCTCTCGGATCGTCTTATCCTTATCGCGGATCATCAAACACAAAAAGGTGATGGTCACCATCGCCATCATCAGTACCATCAAGGCATAAATCATGCTGCTTCATCCTCCCTCAAATTGCATATTTATTCGTTTTTCCGCCCTTTGCTCAAAATCAAAAAGCCCATATCCATGCGGTTTATGAGCAGTTGTATATTCTATGCATAATCGTCTTGCTGATAGAAAACCAAAAACCCTTATGTATCAAGGGTTACAGCGTTAAGACATGTTCACAAAATCTTGTGTTTTGAACACATGTCTTGCATGCCGTATGCATCACCAGAATCCCTGAGCCCCGGGCATGTCGTCGTCATCGTCTTCATCAAAATCTGATCGACGTCCAGGCAACGCCTCAGGAATTGCCGACCAGGCTTCTTCAATCTCAAGGCTCATACTTTGCTGGTCTCTCGCCTTATGTGCGATCGCTAGTGCCAAGATCGTGTCATCGTGCTTCCCGGTAATCGCCTCAGGCTTACCCCTGTCGTTGCGGACAAACGTGAGCATTTCTTGAAGAGTAAGTATATCGTTTATGGTCTCTATACTTTCCCGAACAACTGTAACGAGGTGGGATATGATTACAGGTCGAGTGATGCTAGTTGTTCGGAATCCGAACTTGTCATCCTGTTTATCACCGTCGTTACTGTCAATGTTCTCACGCCGATACTGTTTATAGTAATTTAGCCGCGTCAACTCTTTTACAGGATGAAGATCAAAGTTCATCTCAATTGCTATCAGAGCCTCGTTGTAGTACTTGCCTAAGCAGTACATGTATTTCGCGAATAAATCGGTATCTATATGGCCGTGCCAAACAGCAACCTGCTCGCCGGTTATATTATCCAAGACCTGACCGGACGAATAGTCAGCCCCACCTTCGGCTATATCGCCGCCGATAACATACGGTCTGCCCTTTGAAGGTTGTTTGTATATGGTGACGAATCCCGACTCGTCGGGCACGAACTTAATTGAGTTATCCCAAATCTGTTCCCCGTGTACATCCCAAACGAAATCCCCTCTAAGCGGCTCGTTTGTCTTGTATCTTTTCCGCAGTTCTTCTATTCGAGCGATAACCTTTTCCTTGTCGAATATATGTTTACCAGTGGCTAAGAAGGCCTCTTCTGGGTAGCACGGATATTCCTGATCAATTTCATCTTTCAAGTCTTTCCACTTGTTGTAATACCAGTGAAGCTGCTCCCAGTCTAGGCCTTCTTCTTTCCTTAAGCGGTTGATTTTCTCAAAAATCTTCCTCAATTCGCTCGATGGGTGCGATTTAAAGTTATTTACCGCTTGGATAAACTCTTCTTTCCCCTTGACCGTGAAAGGCAGTCTATACTCTGCAGTTCTCCACCAGGCATAGAATTTATTTTCCCAGTTGTTCTCCCCATCCCATAGATCCTTGTATTCGTTAAAGCCGTCTGCGGTGGTCTCCAGGATCTGAATGCTGTCTTTGGTAAGTGCTTGCCCCAGCCCTGCAATGATCGACTGCATTTCAGCCCAAAAGGCCGCCTCTGATCCATGAAAGAAGTTAATCGTCTTAGACCGTCCGACATCTTTATTACCGGCTGTATTAACGCGCCAGCGGCTATTCAGAACATCGAAATGAAACTCTCTTCGGTTGTTATATTTTATAGACGGCTGCAGCTCTTCAGGAAGCAGGTTGTAAATGTACTTCGCTTTATCCTCAAATATTGTATTCGTGTTGTCTCCGCTGTCAGCTAGGGTGTATCCAGAAAAGTTCTTGTATATGAGCGCGTTAGCTAACTGATACGCAGTGATAAACGAGGTAAAGCCCTGCTGCCTTCCCTTCAACACCAGGAATTTCAAATGCAGTCGCTCCCCTTTTTGATACTCTTCTTTTGCTTTATTAATATCCTTCAGGAAACTACGTTGTACTTCATTGAGGAAGAATGGAACTGTATTCATATCCTTGTCAACAATGACAAAGAACATTTCAATCAAGTATTCCGGATATTTCTTTATTTCCTCTCGGATCGTGGTATTCTCCGGCTCGATGAAATGTTCCGCTGCAGATTGAATATACTGACTGTCAAGTCCAATATCTTGATGGGACTCCCACAACTCACGACGGCGGGCAATGATCTCCTGACATTTCCTCATTTGAAAAAGTCCTCTAACTTATTGCGGATAGTGAGATCGATCTTGGATTCATCCTTGAACATGCCTAAGTGACGAGCGATGTTATCCAGTGCTTTGTCCTGGTCATGCATTTTGATCTCCAGCCCTGCTGCGGTTGACTTGGCTCCAGCATAAAGCGCCTTAGCCTTCGGACTCAGTTCCCGGGTATCGTTAATGTGCAGCTGCCCATGACCCTCTCCGTGGCAATTCGGACACTTCGGATGCGGCCTTATCAGCGGATCGAATCCATATCCGCCCCGATCAGATGGAAGCTGAACTGCCTTTTTCTTCTTACCCTTTCCTGCTTCCGCTTCGTCCTTTGCGATCTTAACAGCTGCTTCGTATTCGGTCTCATCGATCCATTGATACTGATGTTCGATGCCGAAGCAATAGCGGCAACAGACTCGGCGGAAATGAATGATCTCGTTCGGATCCGCAAAGGCGATATCGATCCAGCGCTGGAGCACTTGCTCGGCACTGATCTCCACTTTTTCAGCCCGTTTGTTCATCGCTTTCTGGATCGCTTCCTGTACCTTAACATTACTTAACAGTCGACTTGCTTGCTGCTCGGCCGTTTTTGCGCTATATTTTGCCCTGATCGCTGCCTGCGTGGCATTGAGATCAACCAGGTACTCTTTAACGAATAATTTCTGCTTGGCCGTCAATGCCATCGCACTCAGCTCCTTTCAGGAATATTTAAGCGGGATCTCATTGTGTGTTTTGCATCGCGGGCACCTTGTGACCGGGTTCGGAAAGTCGTCCAGATCGAACCGTCGAGAAAACCAGCGCCCGCATTTCCCGCATTTAATATCAAACTTTGGACTTGTTCCGAAAAGCATGCTCACGGACATGTTCCATCCTTGAACGTCTCTAGCACGAACAATCTTCACACGTCCTCAGCTCCTTACTAAAAACAAATGTTTGACAAAGTAAAACAACGATGCTATATTTGATTTACAAAGTAAAACAAACGATGACGGAGGTAATGAAAATGAAAATAACCGAATACACTGTGATAGAAGAAAAAGGGCTACTGCCAGACGGCAAGACTCCCTACCAGTTTTTTGTCGTAAAGCTTGGAGATAATATGTATTTCAAAGACGATGATCACTCTGCCGATGGCGTAAAAATAGCTGAGACTATCGACGGCGCCAGACATATCGCAAGCGAAAAATTCGCACTGGAACTTATCGGATACTTGCAAAACTTTTACGATAGTGAAGGTAAAGTATACAAAGACAAGATTGGTTTAGTTATCCCTCCACTTGTCGGGCTCTCCGAAGCCGCTGAAATGCTCGGTTGGCAGAAGCAGCAAGTCTCCGAATACATGAAACGCGGCAAGTTCCCCGATCCTTTACAACGTCTCGCCTCGGGCCCAATATGGACTTATAAACAAATTGAAGATTACAAAGACTCTCGTAGCTGAGAGTCTTTTTTTTTGTGCAAATTAAAAAGCACCCGTTAAGGTGCTCAGTTTCTCGCTACTGCCGCATTAGCCCACATGACGGCTTCCTCTAGCTTCGTCATAGCTAATGACTTCTCGCGGCTATTCGGTGCCTTCTCGTCGATCAAGTAGGCCAGTTCCTTCGCCTTCTCGCGGATCGCCGTATAAATTTCAGGTTGTCCCGGCTTCGGTGCGTGATAGCTAAAGTTATTCTCGATTTGCATGTTCATCCGATAACCTCCCAATTCTCTGCAAATAACTCAATCATCGTTTCTTTCCAAGGGACTCGACCAAAACGGCTCTCCACATAGAGGTATGGCGCAGTCATTTTACTGTGTGCGTCGGGATACTGCGCGCGAATTACAACATCAGGCTGCCATTGGGGGAGTCTCATCCCCTTGCCTGCTTTCACTTCTTCAAATGCTTGGCCGAAGTTCATATGTATCATCCTTTCGAAATAAAAATGCCGCCTCACAAGGAAGCGGCTAATCAAGGGGGATCTAAAAATGATGAATTAATCCGAACGGCAGGATTCGAACCTGCGACTACTTGCTCCCAAGGCAAGCGTGCTACCTGGCTACACTACATCCGGTTATGGCACACCTGCGGGGAATCGAACCCCGGACATGAAGTCTGTTATTGCGGCCGCCTTCACGCTTTCCCACTAAGCTACAGGTATGATGTAAGACGCAGCCGCCGAACAGTCAGAAACCATTGCCAGCTGCGCCTTTAATGCGTATAGACGGAATCTCCGACCTAGTAGAAATCCCGTCTATACAATTTGCTATGCTATTACTATATCAGGAAAAATCAATCTTTTTGTGCCTTCTTTGTGCCTTGATTCGACTGCTAACCTTTCGGATCCAGTCGTATGAATATCCTAGCTTGTCAGCTATCTTGTATAAGGGCAAACCCTCAACATCCCGCATATACGCTACCTGATATTCAATCCCCTGAAAATCCCGGATGCTGTCCTCAATTTTCTGCCGAATCAACTTCTTGGCTGCTAATCTATTCGACGTCTCCCCGATCCGCTGAACAACGGCGTCATAATACTCCAGGGCTTTATCCAACGGAACGTGAACGGGAAGCGGATCGGAAGGTAAGCGTCCAGAGAAGCAAAGCTTCCTCGCCTCTTTAAGCTCGTCCTCTAGATCAATTAGTCGTAACTCTAGGATTTCAATCTCTTTGGTGATGTCGTTGTATGTTTTCACGAAATCCATCTTTCTTCACCTCGCATTTATGTCTCGGAAAGTAACTAAGCGTATATCGCTTCCAGCATTCTCTACAAACCTTGAAACGCATCCGGTATGGTAGTCGGTTTTTAATCATTCGGCTCACTCCTTCGGATAAAAGTCTTGTTCGTGGAAAATTGCTCGGGCTCCTGACTCCTTCTCCAGATGGCGGATCAGTCGATCCAAATACCAAGCTGCCTTTTTCAAATCCTCTACGCCAGCAGCTTTTAGCCCGTGGCGACTGAGGTATTTTAAGATATTTCCCCGACAATACCCACTGAACTCTGCAGGGGTTAGCTTCGCTTGAATAAAATCTATAGTTTCAATTCCGCCAGCCGTGTAGTGGGCTGGGCTGTTTACTGAATCACTCATGCCGCTTTCACCCTCTCTATTCTCGCTTTAACTGCGTCCATTAACGCGTCTTGTCCGGTGGCCTTACGCTCTAATGCCGCCACGGCCTCCTCGTCCATTGTCCCTTCCGCAACCAGTCGGATAACGACGATGTTATGACGTACACCCTGCCGATACACCCTGGCATTTGCCTGCTGATCCTCTTCCAAGCTCCAGATCTGATCGAACCAGACAACCGTCCGGCAGCTTGACTCCTGAAGGTTAAGGCCATGACCGGCTGATTTTGGATGTACAAGCAGCAACGGAATTTCGTCATTGTTCCAAGCCCTAATGTCCTCATTCCCATCTTTGCCTTTTCGCAGGATCCGCGCTTGGGGGAATCGTTGCTGGATCCGGGCTAAGGAATGCTTGAAGTTATAAAACACCATAACCGGCTTACCGTTGGCCGCTTCGATAATGTCCTCTAGTGCGTCCAGCTTCGCCTCATGGATCATTTTGACGCCCTTGTCTTCGTCGTACACAGCGCCGGAAGCCATCTGCAGAAGTTTGTTACTCAGGACAGCTGCTGTACTTGCAACTACGTCAGCATCAAGGAATGGTAATAGCAGCTCCTTCTCCAATTGCTTGTACTGCTCCCTTGCTTTTGGGTTCAGCGGAACCGGAATAGTACGGTCAATCCGTTCCGGAAGCTCTAGCCAGTCCTCAGCTTTCATGCTAACGGCGATATCGCTGATCGCCTCATAAATCCGGTTCTCTGCTTCCTGCTTCTCCTTCCATTCGTAAACCACATGGCCGCTACGGGCACCAGGGATAAAGTATTTATCCCGGAACCCGGTGATTGTCTTGCCCAGTCGTTCGCCCTGGTCGATCAAGTACATCTGCGGCCACAAGTCCATAAGACTGTTCGGTGCCGGTGTACCTGTTAATCCGATCACCCGTTTCATCATTGGGCGGACTCGGCGAAGAGCCCGGAAGCGTTTAGATCTGCTATTTTTAAAGCTGGAAAGCTCGTCGATCACCACAGTGTCGAACGGCCATTTACTGCCGTATTCGTTCACCAGCCATTCCACATTCTCCCGGTTGATGACGTAAATATCGGCTTCAGCCTTCAAGGCTTTCCGGCGGGTTACTGCACTACCCAGCACCTTACTGATCCGAAGATTCTGCAGGTGATCCCATTTCTCGATCTCCCTAGCCCAAGTATCCTCGGCCACTCGCAGCGGTGCGATAACCAGTACTTTGTAGGCGTCGAAATAGTCGTTCAGTAGCTCATCGATCGCCGTCAAGGTAGTTACCGTTTTGCTAACCCAAGCCCATCTCCAGCAGCAAGGCTATAAAATTCGTGTCCAGGATCCGCTGTCTCGCGTAGTCCTGGTAGACGTGTGGGATGAACTTCATTTCGGCATCACCTCCTGGATAAACAGATCGATATCCTCCACCGAATCAAGTTTGAAATGTCGGTGACCCATGTTCTGCAGCTTTCGCCTCCAGCGCTCCTGTAAAGGGGTCAAGGGCTCGCCCGGTGCCTTCATCTCGACATATACCGTTTGCCCGTTGGGGAGTAATACAATCCGGTCAGGTACTCCCCGATTTCCTGGGCTTACCCACTTAGGGGCTTCCCCGCCGATCTTCTTGATCTCTCGAACCAGGCGGCGTTCCAGTGTAGACTCTCCCATGCTCGCTCCTTTCCGAGTGTTACAGAATATCACTCTATATACGCGTACTGCGTATATTCACGTTTAACCTATATATCCGTATTTCTATTACTAGTTAAATTACTTACTTACTATTTATATAGAATTTACTGATACAACTGATACAAAGCCCGCCAAATCCTTTGACTTAAAGGGTTTCAAGCTGTATCAGTAAACCCATTTTTACTGTTACGCTTCTGATACAACTGTTATTTTAGATGTATCAGTGTATCAGTAAGGATAACAGCGCCGAATCATCTTACTGATACGTCAATCAGCCCGTTCAAACACGGTTTGAAGCCCGTACCCAGACACCCGCGCTCGCCCTTTTCTCTCTTTCCACCCAGGAACGCGCCGCATAACATCGCAGATTTCTTTAGCATCCCAAGGCTTCATATCGCCCCTACGCTTACCTAAGCATTCCACCCACATCTGGGCTGCACAGACCCGTTGCCGTAGTTGTCCTGTAGGCCTGTCCATCTCGTCAAGCTCTTCCGATTCAAGCCACTCCTGAATCATGCCCTCACGCGGGTCACTCTCCATATGCGCCGCCTGCTGCCGCTCAGCCTCCATGCGTGCCTCGCTGTCCAGCTCCAAGGTTTCCCCCGCCTCGAACCAGCTCAATACCTCAGCCCAGATTTGCTGTACCTCCTCATCGCCTAGATGATCCCAATGACTCTTCTCAGCTCTTTCAGGCACTACTTCAACCGGCCAAAAGCGGCGGTTCCCGGTCGTGTCCCGTAGAAAATCCCGTGTATTCGTCGTTCCGAAGAAAACGCACTTCCGGGGAAACTCCGATACCTGGCGATCATACGCCACCCGATAGCGGTCTTCTGTCTTAGATAAAAACGCCTTGACCTCTTCAACCTCGGTTTTCTTCATAGCCGACAGCTCACCGATTTCAAATATCCAGCCATTCTGTAGATGCTCACCGGCTTCCTTATTTTCAAACGTCCGCAGGCTGTCAGAGAACCAATCCCGGCCAAGCTTCGCCAACAGGCTACTCTTCCCAGCCCCCTGGGGGCCAACAAGAACAAGCATCTGGTCGAATTTACAGCCCGGGCGATACAGCCGTGTGACGGCTGCCAGCAGCATCTTCCTCGTCACCTGTCGCGTATAATGCGTGTCAGCTGCCCCTAAGTATTCAACGAATATCCGTTCCGCTCGGGGGACACCGTCCCAGCTTCCGCCCTCGACATACGCCTTGATCGGATGAAACGTGTTGCGGTGAACAACCTCCGTAAAAGCGTTCTGGATCGTCTTCGCAGCGTTAATACCATGTACTTTGGAGAACCAGTGCTGCAGCCGCTTGTCGTCGGCAGCCAGCCATGGCTCATATGTGCGCCCCCCGCGTTCCAATTCTCGCCAAGGCAGCGGACGCCGGATGACCTCAGAATTACCAAAGGCATCGTAAGCCAGAACGTTTTTCCATATACCGAAGGTTAAGAACAGCTCTACATTGCCGGCTGTCGGTAGCGGCAGCGCCGTTTTATGGTGAAGCTCCAGCTTTTCCTCCCAATCGTCATCCTCCGGATCCTCTTCATCGTCATCAAACTCGGCGGCCATTTCAGCAAAGTCCGCCTGCCGCTCAGCTAGAGCAAGCTTCTTTACCTCTGGCCGCTGCGCCGCCCACTGCTCCATAGCCAGGTGACTTGGCTTTTTGGCGTCCGGTGTATGGTCTTTCACCTGCTCGTCTAGGTGACCGAATTTATGAACACGAACAAGGTCAAATAAGTTATAAGTGCGGCCATCCGCTACCGGATCACTGTCCTGGTGCGAGAAGGCAAGGTCTTGATCCGGGTAAATCTCCAGCCCGTTTCCACTCGTCCCCTTGGTATAGGTATAGCGGTTAGGCATTGTACCAGGGACATACACGTCAGATAGGAAAGTATCGATGCCCTCCTCAATGGTGAATGACCGGCATAAAAGTCCGATCGTGCCAAATTTCTCCCTAGGATCCTGTGCTTTCTTCTCAGCAAGCTGCGCCGGTGACTTGGCTTCCGGATGCCGAGGCCAGGCTAAAACGTCAGTCCAGTCGTCGTATTCATCCAGCACCTGGTCAACGCTCAGCGGCTCCCCCTCGTAAACTTCCAGCACAGGCTCAGCGTCCTTGCTGCAGCTGGGCAGGTACATGAGCCGATGCACATCAAAGGTCGTCTTGTCAAAACAGTTCATGCCGATCTGCTCCGCCAGCTTGCGGCTGACTGCGGCGTACTCGTCCGGGCTCATGTTCCTGTCAGCTGGAATAATAAGGCGATACTTTGGCTTCTCCGGGCGGTGGCTGTGCGTGGAGTAGACGACGTAAGCCGTCCCTCCAAGCACCAGATCCGCAGCAAAGAGAAAGTCATCGTCCCCACGATCAACGTCGAGAGTAATTAGGCTGCGGCTATCGATATTCTCTTTCTTCCTCCGGCCTGTCCGGATAAGCCCCCCGACGAAAGCCGGCCCGTCTTTTACTTTCCCCCGCGCAGGCGTACTCATGGCGTTATACTGAGCCATGGTCTCGTTCGTCCGGCGAACCTTCCGCAGCCGATCGACGAACTCTTCCCAGGTCAAATATTCAGTTTTCCAGTTCGTATCGGCACGGTGCTTGCCGAATGAAATATCTAATTCCTGCATGGTGCCACCTCAATCTATGTTTAAATCTCAACTATAGGTAAATCCGTCAGCAACTCTCGCTGATACGCTGGAAGCTCGTATAGTTCAATCGATCCAACATCCTTACTCCAATACCTAGTGTGGTGATCTATGAGTAGAACCGGACAGTTATCCCGCCACACAATTTTGATACTTTTAATCCGATTCTTTAATGATCTATCGAAACATCGGAGCAATTCATAATTAAGAACCATTTCATTACCGTTCAAAGAGACAGTGACCGGGTAACCTTTAATGTCCCGAATCGATTCGAATTCAAATAACAGAACTTCCCCTATTCGGCTTGATTCCGGAAGGTCTCTCAGTTTAACTCCAATTGCCCGCCTCTGCTCCCTCAATGCCTTATTAGCCCGCTTCCGCGCGTTCGTGCAGCGGGCTTTCTCCTCAGATGTTAGCGGTCTCATTGGCAATTTCCAGTCAATAGACAAGGGTCAACGGATAACTTCACGACAGCTGGTAAATTAGACGTCCCAGCTTCAAACTCCGACATATCAACCCCCAAAGCTACCAATGCCTTATATCCGCGCTGCCCATTAGCTTCTGAGGCAATTACGTTTTCTAACTCACGGCGAAGCTTGTGTAGATCGGCTAACTTTTTGTAGTGAGGTCGGCAAACCTTCTGTAACCGCTTAGTCAAAGCATTCACTTCTTCATGACCTAAATTAATAGCCTCGTGTTCGGGATCCTGAACGAAGCTTTCAATTCCCTGTTTTATGTCTTCCTTCGCCTTACGTTCAATAGAAAGTAGCTTAGAATTTATATCAGCCAATACACTTTGATATTTCCAGCAGTCCAATATTTTGAAGGCCTTCATAGCTTCCTCTAGAGAGACCGCTAATCTTTCCGCATCCCGTTCCACAGAACCCAAGCGGATCCAAGAATTTAAAACAGGGTCAGCTTCTGAATCTATCATCTTAGTAATTTGATTTTTAATGTCTACTCGCTGGGCATTTACCTTCTTGGTAACAAAATCATATAAATTTTGCTTAGTAATTCTCTTCAAATCCATTTATATCATCCTCTCTTTCCAAAAATCTGAGCCGCCCAATCGCCCTCGCGTTCGCGTAGCCGCTGAGCGCCTAGCCGCCCTATTTGTTGTCGGGACCAGATCGGCTCAGTCGCAGCTCGTTCATAATCCCATCCGCAGTATTTAACACGATATTGAAATGTCGCATAAGGTATACCGTTTTTCTCTGCTAAAAGAACATACTTTTTGGGGTAGACTCGCACATGCTCAGTCGCATGAAGAGCCTGCTGCCGGATCTCCTCTGGAGTTTGAAGCGGCTGCGTTGCCGCCCTTTCGGGGCACATACCGCTTCGTATACGGCTCATGAAAGAATCATATTTTATGCCGTTTTTCTCAGCGATAGCTGCCCATTTTTCATAGTAACCTCTTGGCTTCTGAGGCCTAGGCGGCGTAGTCATAGCCCGCTCTTTGATCCAGCCTTGTTGCCGGACTCTCCGATCCAGCATCTCCGGCCTGACCCCGTACTTTTCGGCTTCTGCATATTCTTCCGGCGCGATATAGAACCAGTGCCCCATTTGTTTTGTCGCCTCCTTGGCGGAGGATCGGGAAGAAGTGTATAAACTTCCCCGATCACCTTACCGCTATCATTTAAGACTAAGTCCCAAGGAACATCTGAAATATAAAGATCAACACTATCTGGTAATTTTGGCAGCATCATATCAATCCTTTTGATAGAAATCACATTCAAATCCATCTGCCGACAACGGCAGCCCCGGCGCCCAATCGATCGGCTGGCTCATGATCTCGGTAACCTCTTCGACGGAGCCGATCCCGATTGGCACCTCCAGCACCGCTTCGTCATGCACATGCAGAGGAATCGGATAGCCTTCTGCGTCTAATCTCAGCAGACTCTCGGCTAAGCAGTCCCGTGCGATCGCCTGCACAAGGTTCTCGACCAGAGTCCCGCCCCAGGTGCGCTGCCGAACCATTCGTCCTAATTGATCGGGAGCCAAGAACGTGAGGCCTTCCTTGCCGTCAAACTTCGGATCCGGCTTGATCTGCGGTGAGGGGTAACTTAAGCTATGGCCGCTAGGTAGATCAGCGAATAAGTAGCCGTTCTTATAGCGGTACTGAACACCATGAGCCAGCTTGACAGTCGACTTCGTCCTAACAGCCTCCATCGCAGCCTCTTCGGTTTTGTACCATAACCGTCTGATCTTGGGATTTGCTTCTCGCCACTGTTTGACCAGAGCTGGATACTCTTCTTCTGGAATCTCTTTCTTCTTGTCCATGCTTGCGAGGGCATTCGGGCCGCCGCCGAAACCGCAGGCGAGCGTAGCGACTTTACCTGGTGCGCGATACTTGTAGTTCTCGTGCCCGCGGATGATCGTTTCGAATGGGATCCCAAACATTCGTGAAGCAGTCGCCTCGTAAATCTTACCGTGACCTTTGAATACTTCGAGCACCCAGTTCTCATCGGCAAGCCAAGCTATGACGCGGGCCTCGATCGCGGAAAAGTCAGAGACGATAAATCGATGACCGTCTGCCGGAATCAGCGCTGTACGGATGAGCTCCGAAAGCACAAACTGCACAGGGCCGAACAGCATCTCTAGCCATTCAAAATCTCCAGAGAGCAGGATCTCTCGAGCCAGTGCCAAATCTACCAAATGATTCTGCGGCAGATTGTGCATCTGAACCCGTCTGCCTGCCCAGCGCCATGTCCGGCTGGCTCCGCAATATTGCAGAATCCCGCGCACACGGCCATCATCACAGGCTGATAGTTTCATGGCGTCATACTTGCTGACTGACGTCTTACCCATTTCTTGTCGGATCTCTAGCATCCGTTTGGTATCCTCATCAGGAGCAGCGTCTAGCAAAACCGGCATATTGTCCTTGTTCAAGCTGACAACCTTCAACCCATGACTTTCAAACCATCCTTTAAGTTGTGCGATGCTGTTCGGGTTCTCGAGCCCGGTTAGATCTCGCGCCTCTTGCAGGAGCTGATCCGTATATTGAGACGAGCAGGCAATTGCTTGATCGATAAGCCCCTTGTCGACTCTCACGCCGAGGTCATTGATCTTCTGATCAAGCGTCCATACTCGCCATTCTCGGTCTGGTACAGGGAAGCGTTCCAAGCGTTTACGAACCACGCGTTCGACGACCACGTCCTGCCGGTTGTATTCGATATACTCCTGCCACTTATCTGGCACATGGTGTGGATAATTACGAGTACGTCCGCCGTTGACTTTGGTCGGTTTACACGGGACGGAAAAATACTTGATCAGGTTCTTACCTTTCGTATCCTTTTGTTCCTCCAGCCCAAGGGCGATCGCCGCCTTTTCGAGCGACCCTGGTAAACCGAGTGTGTAGGCATGCGCCATCGAGCAGCGCCAATACCGTGGATCACACTCGATATTAAACTGCTTGGCAATCACCGTCCGCTCAAAAGCAGCATTCCAGGCTGTCTTGATAACCGCCGGATCAGTCAGATCGTGCAGCACTTGCTCCGGCAGCTCTTCAAAATCAGTTAGGTCAACCACCTGCACCGGATCGTCATCATAAGCGTAGGCAAATAGAAGAATTTCAAAGTCCGGTGATTCAACGTAGCGGTGAACTCCGCATTTTATTAGATCCACGCTGCTGTAGGTCTCAACGTCAATCTGGAGTACCGTCATATCACTTTCCCACCGTGCCGCTGTGGCCGCGTTGCGTTATAGGCCATCTTCTCAGTAATCGCCTTCTCCAGATCGATGCCATATCGCCCGCAGGCATCGAATACCCGAATTACGATGTCAGCCAGCTCAGATGGGATGCCGCAAGGCTTATAGTCGTCATCGACTTGTACGGCATGATCCTGACCATCATGTTCATACCAGACATTCGTTGGCGGTTCTCCGTTCCGATAATCTTCCAGAGCCTCCGAAGCTTCAGAGTGGATCAAGGCAATGATTTCCCCGAAACTCCGTTCCTCGTCCCACCAACCCTTACTCACTGCATTGCTATGTGCTTCTTGCACCAAGTCATTAATCCCCATCTATTGATCCTCCCCATGTTTTGATAGAAAAGGGGACCCTTGCGGCATCCCCTCATTACCAGTTAGTTCAAAAAGTCCTCATCGTCATCACTGAAATCCATAATGTCGTCAAAATCCTCATCTGCGAAGTCATCCTTCACGCTGCTACGACCGCCCAAGAACTCACCGTCTTGCAACTTCACAATATTGTTCAGCCCTGCTGCAATCCCCTTATTGCCCTTGGTATCAAAGATATAAAAGTTAATAGAGGCCTTGACGTAGCAACCGGAATAGACTTCCGTCGTGTCAGTGATCTCCTGGAATTTAGTCGATCCGTCGGGATTTTTACCGACAGGCTTAGCAATGCCAGGCTTGTTTTTGGAAGAAGCATTGAAAAAATAGTGATCGGCATATGCCTCATCATCTGGACGTTCCTCGTCACCATCCCGTAACGGGGTATGGAACTTAGCCGGGAGCTTCCCGCCGAATTTAGCCTTTGCTTGCTCTTTCAGGGCATCAATGACAGTTTTGATTTTACGTAAGGTCTCCTTATCGTCCTTTGGAATAAGGATAGAAGTGCTGTATTTAGGTTCGCCACCATCAATAGATTGAGGCTCCCACACATTCGCATAAGAAAGCCGTACTTTACCCGTAATTACCTTTGTGCTGATTTCGTTTGCCATTTGAACATTTCTCCTTATTAGTTAGTTTTCAATTGGAATAGTGACTAAAAACAGCTTGCCGTTCTTGAACTCTATTTCGTGGTGCAAAACATTACCGTAATCATCAACCGAAAAAATTCGGTTGATATGGATATCATCCTCTAGAGCATCATGGGAAGACACTTGCCCTACATACCGGAGAACTTCACGTTCAGAATTTTGTGTGACTTTTGTTTGGTCGTTATAACTGCTTTTATTCGTTTGAACAATAATATAAAGACGGCTCATTAGGACTCAAACTCCTCTCCTGCAAAGTCCTGATCAACGCTATTCAGCTCCGCCCTGTGATCGGTCTCAGGAACAAGAACCGGCTTCCCTGGGGGCTTAACGATCAAGTCGCCTATCAGTGCGGCAAGCTCCTTTTTATCGATCCGCTTTTCCAATTCCCCGATGCCAAGAAGCTCACGAGGTTTCAGGAACTTATCATCATCGATTTTGGCATCTTCTAAGGACTTCCATGCTACATCTTTGTCCGTAATCACTCGGTTGCTACGACCCTCGACCAACTTCCACGCCGGAATCTTAGCACCGTTCTTGGCTTGATCGAAGGCGTAGCCTTCAACATCCTTCGCCCAGGCTTTCAACTGCTCTGCTACAAAAAGCACTGAACCGATTTCCTCCAGCGACAGCAGAGCCGGATCACGAAACTCATACTCCAGGGCTTTCATATTCTCATCAGCCCGCGCCCGGCAATTCCCTTTCACCTTGCACCAGCGGCAATGCTCCCCAGCCTTAAACTCACCTTCACCAGCAAATGCGAGAGCAGCGGCAGGCTTAACGACGGTTTCAGCCCACTCTAACAGCTCCGATACCGGCACAATGTCAGTGCTCACACTGTCGAGCCGTGGCTGTATGATCGTCATATGAATTTCTTCAATGCCATACAAAAAATCGTATTCCTGCCAAGCTCCCAAGGCGTAGAGCCGCATCTGCGGATTGCCGAAAGCTGATACTGGCACGCCTTTGCCGTATTTCAGGTCAATCACATCCATAATCCCATCAGAGATGATGATGACGTCCCCCGTGCCATACCCTTCAGGTACCCATTCACTAAAGTCCAGCCGTTGCTCGAACATGATCACCGCATCCTGAGAACGTGCCTTAGCCGCGAGAAAGCGTTCCGCCACAATGTCCACGTAATCGTTAACGGCGTTCTCCATCTCAGGGCCGTAGTACGTACTTGCCATAGCCTCCGTTAATGCCTTTTCCAGCTCCTTACGCCGAGCCGAATTATTAGGCATAAGCATCTGCTGCAGCTTTACTTCCGACAACTCATGAGCTGCTGTACCCTCGTCGGCGTATTCACTCCGCTTCTCCGAGATATGTTCGGTAAGCCGAGCACTTGGGGGGCAAGCAATCCAACGGCTGGCCCCCGAAGCACCTAGAAGTGCATGTGCCCGCTCTGCGTGTGCTGGGGCACTCATAGCGCCTCCAGCTTGGCATAGATCGCATCGACGTCCTTATCTTCGACGGCGCTCATGTTGGCGTAGCCGAACTCAGAGAGAATCTCCTTGATCTTCGGCTTTGTAGATGCGTCCGCCGTTGATTTCTCCTTGGCAAGAGCCCGAAGATCAACAAGAGTATGTTTAGGGTCAGCGCCCTCCTGAGTTTCACCACCAGCCGATTCTTCATCTTCAGATTCAACTTCGACCTTCTTCTCTTCTGAATCTTCCTTTTTCTTAGGGGTCGGTTTTCTGGTCTGCTTTTTTGGCTCTTCTGTAGATGCTGTTGATGCTGTAGAAGTAGCCTCTAACACGGCTTGTCCAACAAAAGCAGCTGACAAAATAGCAAATTCCTCAATAGCTTGTGTGGCACTCTCACCGTTGATCGTAATTTGAACTGGCATGTATAAGTCCTCCTAAAATATGATTAATGAATGTTACGAATCCGGGTAATATCCTTGGCGCATTTGGAACAAACAGGCTTGCTAAAAAGGAATATCAGCTCTGTCGTATCTTCGCAAAAGAAGCAGCCAGGCTGATACTTGCGAAGGATGATTTTGTCACCATCGACGAAGACCTCTAGCGGATCCTGTTCAGCGATCCCCAGGGTGTCGCGCAGCTCTTTCGGCAAAACTATACGGCCGAGATTGTCAACCTTCCGAACGATTCCAGTACTTTTCATTGCAATTTCCTTTCTGCCAGTGGTAAACTGGCCTTAGAATGGTATTGTTGTGCAGCTTATTACGGGGTAGGAGCCGTGGTAAGCTGTTTTTCTTTTTTCCAGCGTTTCGCGTTTTCGCTAGCGGCAAAGCGTAGGCACACCATGCGCTCGTCCTTTGTCAGTTCCAGCCGGACATCACGTGTCACATTCATTTGTCTTGTTCACCCCCTTTCAAATACGCTGAACTTTCGAGCTATGCATTAAACTTCTGACTCTATCATTGCTATGATTGCTACAATAGGCAGGATTTGCAGCGGCACCACACCATTGCCCAGCATCTTTAGCCGAGGAACTCTGCCTTTAACTCCACTAGCAACTCGTGCAGGCTCCCAGTCATGCTGCGGTTGTCCCATTAATGCTGGTTGCAGATATGCCCGGATATAATCAACGTAATCTCCCAGATCATCTAGCACAGCAGGCAACTCAACTTCTCGTTCCGCATCCGTCCAGCCTTTTGGTACGCACATCAAGGCTTCAACCCAATCTGGATTTAGCTGCCCAGTCTGTCCTTCGCGCATAATTGCCCCCGGGATTGTGACCCGCTCCGCCTGACTTGGCGGTAAGGTAGCATTTTTTGCATCTTGGGCTGCAGGAGTAGGCCACATTTTCACCGCAGCTTGAAGGTCAGGAGATCGGCGATTACGCTCACTTGGGCAGTCACCGCGCATTGACCCTTTCGGTGTAGGCCAGAGCTTCACGGCATCATTTAGCCCGGGTGTCCAACCTTGCTCCCGTTTCCTGGTTGCTCTTGAACCTTCCGGGTCATCACCACTGCGGTAGTCTCGTGCTTGTGGGGTCGGCCATAACACCGCACCGGGTAAGCCATTTCTAGGATCATCTGCTATATTTCCGCGCTTCTCAGCATCGTTCGCCCGCGGCGTGGGCCACATGCGCACATCACCCCTCAAAGATCTGGACTGACCTTCGCCCGTTGTACCGACCGCATCAGCAGCATTAGGCGTTGCCCAAAGCCCCGGCGATGAAGACGCGGAATCTTTCGTGCGATGCTCCGACCGCGCAAGCTGGAATAAGGATTGGGATCGACCGATACCCCATGTCTTCAAAGTCTTGCCGGATGCTTTCGAGTACCGTCTGCGCTTCTTCTTCGGTAAATCCTTCGTCTTCCAGCACAGGCTCCCAATCTGACTGCGCCATACTGACGAGCCCTCTAACATTTTCAGCAATAACCCAAGTCGGTCGGCACTCTTCGATGACTCTCCGCATTTCTGGCCAGAGATATCGGTCATCAGCCGTTCCTTCTCTCTTGCCTGCGTGGCTAAAGGGTTGGCAAGGAAATCCTCCGGAAATAATGTCAATTGCCCCAATGCCAAGTTTAGTCAGCTCCTCTCTCGTCAAATTTCGGATATCGTCTATGATAGGCACTCCCGGCCATCGTTTGCGCAGCACATTTTGGCATGCTGGTTCCCGCTCACAAAAGGCAACAGTCTTCATACCTACAAGATGAGTTGCTATATCGATACCGCCGTATCCGCTAAATAGGCTTAAGTGATTCACGGCTCAGTCTCCTTTCAAAAGATCATCCCGAATCTCTTCGATCTCCAAACTAGCAGCACGTACCTCCCGTAAAGCATCCCGTAAAGCAGGGTGCTTACTAGCCCTCAAGGTCTGCCTGGCACGCTGTAGATAATTAAGAGCTATATTAAGTTGTGCCGCTGCCGTTTCTGCGTGCATCTTCTCCTCGTTGGTCATATTCCATATTCTCCTTTCAAATTAATAGGAGTCGATTCAAGATAACGACAATGCACAGTACGGTTTGTGTTAGCTACATTTTTATAAGCAAAATCCTTGGCGGCCTCCTCGTTGGTATAGTAGAGAATATTTTTGTCGTTGATATCCTCCGTGATGTGCATCCCGTAAGCACCATCACTGTAGGCATAAAAACCAACTGATGCCCCTAAGGCGTTTACGTATGTTTCTGCAACAAACCAGTATCTAGCTTCCATGTGAATCCTCCCTTCCCGCAATCATCGTTTTGGCTCCCATCACCCGAAGCAAGCAATCTGTGGAGCAAATCAGATCGTGCCCCTTCTTCCAGACTGGCTGTCCGAAGAATATTTCAGCGTTGCATTCAGGATCCGCGCAAATGTCGATCACTTCATTTGAATCCAGATCTAAAACCCTACTCATAGGCTGTCACCGCCTGTCTGGTAGTTTTTCGCTTCTTCGTCTCGTTTCCAGCGGTCGAGGCTGACGGAGCTAAATAAGTACCGAGGACTTCGACTTCCTTCTGCGCCCACAGTTCGGTGCGGTATGCGTTTACCTTTACAAAGCTTACGGAGCGTGTAATCGGACATCTGCAAATACTCACAGGCTTCTGAAAAGGTAAGCGTCTTGTCGGATGCGACAGACAGGCGTTCTAAAATTCGCTTTTCAGCCTCCACGACGTGCAGGGCGACGATATCAGCAATAGCTTTCTCCAAAGCTGTCATCGGCTTCTCGCCTTCTTTCTTTTTGGCCTAGGGACGTACCCGTTAGCGATCTCCACAGCAGCCAGTCGAACCAGTTCATCCTTGCCCATTTCGTTGTATTCCGGCTGCGTAATGCCTGACACTCTGTTTCCGTTAAGAGAGACAAAACGACAATATTCAGACGTTCTCAGATTGTGGCGACTTGCTAGCTTTCCGATCAAGTTCGTAGTTACGCCGGCAATGACTGCAATTTCACTAGATTTGTACCAGCGACCCCCGTATTCATCGGTTTGGGGTTCATGCTCCAATTTATAAGGAGCGCGTTCATAAGGGGCGCGAGCACTTTTCGGTTGCTCTACCGTCCTTAACACCCTGTCAGCTATTTGTTTTCGGTACAGCGCTTCGTTGTCTCCGTCTAAAAAACCGTCTCTCACGCTAACCCGAAGCAGCTGCATAAGCTTGATCGTCTTATCGATTTCTGCGATCTTCTGGGTTACTTCGGAATCAGCTAATGGAACCAAAGGGGCTGCCTCCCTGTAACGTTTCTCGACTTCGATAAAATAGCGACGTGCTTTACGACCTTGATCATTGTTCTCTACCATGGCTAGTTCCTTTGCCATATCGAGCTTGAGAATGTAGTCGGTGCGTGGCCTACCGCCGTTCTCAGAGGTATTACTCAAAAATGAGTGAAAGTCTTCTCCTTCAACGAAACCGTATTTTTTGATCTGTCTCGCGATCCAGTCGTTGAATCGAGATCCTACATTCAGAAAGCCGCAAAGCTCCCTAGCGTCTACTACTTTCTCGCCAGTATCTGTTGTCCGATAGATGGGCAGCAGATCGTTGGCTAATAAAACCTTGTCCACGGGGACACTTCCTTTCTACGAGGTATAAATACCAGAATCCTTGAGAATACAGATTACTAACGAATAAGTCAGATGAACGGAAATCTCCGTTTAACAAATATTGCGCGGCGAGGTATTATGGTAAAACTTGCAGCTCGACTAGAAATCTGACTCTCCTTCTTAAAGAAGGACAGTTCATCACCCTGAGACTGTCGGTCTTTTTTTTGAACGATAGCTACAAAGCTCTCATTCTCAGTAGACTTCTGTTAACGAACCTTGAAATTCACGATTCGCTATCCAAGCCCAACATTTCAGCAATGATAGGCTTTTGTTTTTCACCTTTCCGATTTCCCCTCAAAATATCGGAAACGTAAGGCGTAGAAACATTTAGTTTTTCTGCAACGTCCTTCAACGTGATTCCTTTTTGGAGCATGATCTTTCTTGCTTCCGCCCCGAACTCTGAATACTTCTCCAACCTTCACCCCTCCCTTAAGATAAAAATGCTATTTGATTAGCTAAAATGTTGACATTTTTACGCGAATAGTTTAACCTATACCCATAGCTAAATAAGACTTTTAAAAAAGCCTGACACAATACATTTTGTCCGCTCCCCAGCTTCGAAAATTGTATTTATTAGGTCGTATTTTTTCTTGTCTTTTTCGCTAATCAAATAGCTTATGTCAGTAATATTAAACTATAAGTATAAAATAGTCAACACTTTTTATGCTAATTATTTAATTCAGTATTACTGGCCACAAAGGATGGTCGATATGGAAGTATTTGAGAGGGTAAAGAAACTATGTGACGTACGAAAGATATCCATTAATGATCTAGAAAGATCGCTGGGTTACTCCAAAAACACTTTATATAGGTTGAAAACCCAGAACCCTGGAGCAGACAAACTACAATTAATAGCTGACTACTTCAACGTTTCCACGGACTACCTACTAGGTCGCACAGATGATCCAGATATCGCGACAAGCAACGCTCCTGAATGGGCGACAGCAAAAGATAAGCGCGATTTGGAGAAATACCTAGCTGATCCCCAAGGGCTGTTCTATAAAGGGATAGAATTCTCAGAGGAAGATCGAGCTAAGATGTTAGGGATGCTCGAAGCCATGTTCTGGGAAGCAAAACGACAAAATAAGGAAGCTTACAGAAAATCCAGACAGAAGAACAACGAGGAATAACATCGGTCTGCCCGCATCAGGAGGGGATGAATTGAACATAAAGCGCCGGGCTAGGAATCTATACCGAAAATACAGGACTAGTTGCCCTTTTACGATTGCGAGAATGTTAGGCATTACGATTATGTTTCTCGATTTGCCGGATAACGTAAAAGGCTATCAGGACAGAATACTTCGCAGAAAGATCATCGTCATTAATGATAATTTGCCGGATGAGGAGAAGCGGTTTATATGCGCACATGAACTCGCTCATTTCAGGCTTCATAAAGGCCATAGCCACTATTTCATTACCCGACATACTGGATTTCCGTTAGGACGCTACGAGAATCAAGCAGATGAGTTTGCTACCCATTTGTTAACGGCTGGCGAAGAGCTAAATGCAGACGAGCCACTGGAATGGTACTTAAATCGGTGCGGCGTACCGAAAGAAATGGAGAGATATTTATACTAACCTTCGCGCTTACCAGCCGCAGGGCTGTTCATTATACATAAAAATAGAACATATGTTTGGAGTGATTGAAAGTGAAAGGAAGTATCGAAAAGAGAGGAGAACGATCTTGGCGCCTGACCATCGACGTTGGCGAGTTTCCAGACGGCACACGGGATCGCCGCCGAAAGACCGTTGTCGTAGAAGATAAAGCGCTTCTTAAGACAACGAAGAGACTCCGCGACTACCTCGATGATCAATTGGCCGCTTTTAAAATGGAGATTGAATCGGGAGAGTACATTCAGCCTGGCAACTTCACTTTGAAAGAGTTTATTGAAACAAAGTATACAGATAGACATCTGAATAAGTTGTCACCCAACACAATAGAAACGTATAATGGGCATCTAAAAAAACATATCATTCCTGCCCTAGGTAACAAGCGGATCCAGAATATCAAAACGCTGCACTGCGTAGATTTTATAGGCACACTCTCCCACTACTCCATTAGCATGCAGCTCTGTATTTACACGATTTTAAAAAGCGTGTTTGCAAAAGCGAAACAGTGGAGGATGATAAAAGTAAATCCGATGGATGGGGTGGATCGCCCCAAAGGCGACACTCGATCTAAGCAATATTACGACTCAGAACAAGCCGCTGAAGTCTTGGAGGCCCTGCAAAAAGAACCTAACAACTGGAGGTTATTTTTTACAGCCTGTATGATTGGGGGTTTTAGGCGCGGTGAGATGCTCGCTTTAGAGTGGAGTGATATTAACTTTACCTCCCAAACCTTTCACATAAACAAAACCCTTGCTGCCGGACAGGTAATAAAAAAACCGAAGTCCGAAAACTCTGAACGTGTTGTAAAAATGCCTAAATGGTTCATGGATGACCTATCTGCATTTAGGAAGGAGTGGGAAATCGACAAAGAAGAACAAGGAAGTCTGTGGCAGGGCGAAGATCACGAATATGTGTTCCACAACGGAGTGGGAAAACCCTACTACCGGGTAGTACCGTCCCACCGTTGGAAGGAGTTTACTACCAAACATGAACTCCCTCATATCCGCCTCCACGATCTCCGACACACTGCCGCGACTCTTTTGCTTGAAGAAGGCGTAAGCCTAAAGGTGATTCAGGAACGCCATGGGCACGCTGACTTTCAAACAACCGCTAATATCTATTCCCACGTAACTAAGAAACTTTCCGACGATGCTGTAGACAAGCTCGAAAAGTTTCGTCCCCAATTCGTCCCCAACTAG